AAGATTTTAATAATTTAATAAATAAAAATAAAAAAGTATTATCAGAAATTGATACTAAAGAATTATATAATACAAGAAATTTATTAAAAAATTTAAAGGTACAATTTACAAATAAAAAATCATTTAAATATTTAGAATTAGAAGAAACTTTACAACAATTAGAATTTATTAAAACTAAATATCCACAAATAGCAAAACAATTAACACAAGTAGAAACTTCTTTACGTTCTGCAAGATCACAATTTATTAATAAATTACCTCCTAATCAAGCAAAAATAATTACAAGTCAAATGAATGAGTTTATAAAAAATAATTCTATTTTAAAAGAAAATGTATTAGGTAAAGTAATTAGTAATCTTAAAGGCGTAAGAGGACCAGTTGCAAAAAATCAAGCACTTACAGCGCCTGATCAATTCGATGTTTTATTCGGTAATAGTCAAGAACAACTTGCTGCTCTAAGATATATTAAATCTGCAGCTGATGGTAATTTAAATAAATTAAAATTAGATGATTTAAAAAGTATTATGTACGATAGATTTATTAGAGATGTAACACCTGTAGCTAAAGGCGGTAACGGAATATCTACTAAAAAATTTTTAGCTAAATATGGTAAAGCATATCAACAAATTTTTTCTAAAGATGAAATGAAGAATTTTAACAACGTAATTAAAGCAAGAAAGTCTGTAGAAAAAATATTAGAGAGTACATTATCAATGAATCAAAAAGCAAAAAATATATTCCCTTCTTTGAAAGGTGTTGATATTACAAACATTACACCAAACAGAATTGTTAATGCTTTATTTAATCCTAATGTAACTCCTAAAAAAGTAAATAATTTTTTTAAATCTATCGGACCTAATAATGCTAATGTAATAAAGGCTTATTACTTACAAAATTTATTTAATTCTGTAAAAACTAAATCTCCAATATTAGCGAGAGATACAATAGATGGAACTAAATTATTTAAATTTTTAGATCAACCAAAAAACGAACAAGTATTTTCAAATATTTTTGGAGTTGATGCAACTAAAAATATCAAAACTATTGGAGCTGCATTAAGTTTTATGCAAAATACAAGTAGATATATTGGTAAAGAAATGTCAGAAGCACAACAAGATAAAGTAAGAACTACAGCTTTTCAAATAGTTTATGGTCCACTTGCACACGAAAATGTAATTGTAAGAAATTTTATTAGATTATTAAACTTAACAGATAACAAATTAGGAAAAGAATTTTTAGATTATGATTTGTTTATAGAAAAATTTAAAAAAACTTATGCATTTAAATACGCACCAGCATTAAATGATCAAAAGTTTTTAAAATATTTTAATACTTATGATTCTGATTTACTACAAAAAGGTTATACTGGAGCTATGGCATCTTTAGGAACATCTTTTGCTCAAGGAGAAGAATCATTAGAAGAATCAGGTTTGCCTACTTCTCCTTTTGAAGCAGTGCCTAGTATTCTTACTGCAGAACCTGTACAAAATGTAATTCAAAAAGTACCCTCTTTAGAGAGTATATTAAATTTTTTAAAAACAACACCTAAGGATAAATCGAAACAAGAAACTTTGAAAAAAATAAGAGCACTTGATGATTAAAAAAAATAAAGGCTGCTATGCTGAAAATATAGCAGTTTGTTATTTGCAAGAAAAAGGTTATTTTGTATTTAAAGGTTGTCAAACACAATCAGCAATAGATTTAATTGCTGTGGATCCTGAATCATTCGAAGCTCAATATTTTGATGTTAAAACTTTAAGCCGTAGAAAAGATGGATCACAAATATATAGAGTTCCTAGAATAAGAAACAAAGGAATACATATTATTTTAGTAGATATTTCTACAAAAATATGTAAAATAGTTTATTATGATAAAAAGGACTAGAACAGATACTGTTGTTATACATTGCGCTGCAACAAAACCATCAATGGATATTGGTGCAAAAGAAATTAAAAAGTGGCATGTAGAAGATAATGGTTGGTCAGATATTGGTTATCATTTTGTAATTACTCGTAATGGCACAAAAGAACTAGGTAGAGAAATAGATTTATCAGGTGCACATGCAAGAGCTGTAAATAATGTAAGTATTGGAATATGTATAATTGGTGGTTTATCAGAAGATAATAAACCTGAGAATAATTTTACTTTAGAACAATTTTTAACGCTTAAAGATTTGATTAAAGAATTAAAAATTAAATATCCAGATATAAAAAAAATAATTGGTCACTATCAAGTAGAACCAGCAAAACCATATTGTCCAGGTTTTAACGTACCTGAATGGTTAAATAAGGAGGATATATAATGTGGATAAGCGCAATTAAATTAGCAGTACAAGCAGGATCAAAAATATATGCTAATAGACAAAAAACTAAAATGGCTATGTCAGAAGCACAATTAATGCATGCTGAGAAAATGGCAAAAGGTGAAGAAGCATATCAAGGTAAATTATTAGAAGCAAGACAAAATGATTGGAAGGACGAATTTATTTTGATCCTACTTTCGATCCCGATAGTTATGTTAGGATTTGCAGTTTGGTCAGATAATCCTGCACACATGGAAAAGATGAAATTATTTTTTGAGTATTTTTCTGATCTTCCATTCTGGTATCAAACTATATTTGTAGGTGTAATAGCAAGTGTATATGGATTAAAAGCAACAGACTTAATTAAAAGAAAATGATAAGAAAAATTTTACAAAAGGTAAGTTTATATTTTAATAATCTTCTTTTTCAATATGAAGAAATTAAAAGAAAAAAAAGATTTAAAAAAATAAAGAAATTAAATAGTAAATAATTCTTTCCACTTATCGCCAGTAATTTGATCTGCAAGTTTTTTCTTATTACTTAAAGTTTTAATTATTTTTTCGTCAATAGTTTTAGGAGCAACAAAATCTATGTAGGTTACTTTATCAGTTTGTCCTATTCGATGTGCTCTATCTTCAGACTGTAATCTAACTTCCATATCATATGTATTGTTAAAATAAATTACAGTTTTAGCTTTTGTTAAAGTAAGACCATAACCACCAGTTCTAGGTTGTCCTATAAAATATTTAATATCGCCTTTTTGAAAACCTTCAACTATATCTTGTCTAACTTCTGATTCTGTTTCACCATAGTATTTTGCAACTTTACTTACTCCATATTTTTTAGCAAGAGCATCATAGATCATTTGTATTGTTCGTCTGAACGTAGCCCATATAATTACTCCGCCTTGTGTTTCTTCTAGCACGTTAAGAAGCTCCTCAAGTCTAGGATTAGTTCCTTTAATGACTTCTTCTTTTCCATCATCATATTTAATAAAACCACATAATATCTGTTGTAAACGTAGTATTCGTGTGATTATAAGAGGCGCAGTCACTAATTTAGACCGTTCTAGTTCTAGTATAGCTCGTTTTCTTAAGGTGTGATACATGACCTTCTGTTCACGATTAAGCTCTATTTCTCTTATTTGTCTAACTTTTGGTGGTAAATCTAAACATTTATCTTTTGTTATTCTAAAACTATATGGTTTTAGTATTTCTTGTAATTCATCTAGTCTTTGATAACTTACAATCTCATGAAAACTATGAGTAGATGTTCTTCTTTTTCTCATAACACAATAAGCGTTTCTATACGCATAGAAACTATTTTGAAAAATATACTCATCAAGAAAATGTATTTGAGACCACAAGTCTAAAGGACCTTGGGTCACAGGTGTACCAGTTAATATTCTTCTATACTTTGCTAACTTACCTAATTTTAAAACAGCTTTAGTTCTTCTCGCTGTTCTATGTTTTACAGTCGTGCTTTCATCTATACAGAAAAAAGACGAGCTAGTATTTAATAATCTATGTAAGTAGTTTTTACCTTTATCACTTGATAGAGCTTCAATATTAATTATAAAAAATTTTAACTTATTTGATACTTTTAAAAAGTTAGTAAGTTCTTCTATATTCTTTTTAGTTTCGACAGGTGTCCATATGCATACTTGAGAAAAATGCACTACATCTTCAGGCATATGAGCTTTAAATTCAGAAGCAAACCAATTACGATACACGCCTTTAGGTGCAGCGATTATTGCTGTATCTATTTTACCTTTTCTAAAAAGATAAGCAATATTATCTATTATCACTTTAGATTTACCTGTACCTTGTTCCATAAACAAAGCGTAAGCAGGTTTATCTTTACTTTTTAAAAAAGCATCGTATTGATGTTGATACGGTTTACTTTTAAATTTGTATTTAATATATTTTTTTTCGTCTATAAATTTTACTTGCATATAAACTTTCTGTTTTCTAAATATAATTTTACTTATATAGAAAATTAGTTTATAAGTAAATCTTAAAATAAAGAAAGGAGAAAAAATGGGTAAAGTCTATGTAGTACAAGAAAATCCTAAAGTCAATGTAATTGGCGCAGCTCGTTTTGGCGAGTTGGTTCCATTACTAAGACCAGGTACACAAATAACTTTATCTTCCTCCCCTGTTGTACATTCTTTAAGAATAAAATTAAAAGATTTTTCTGATGAAGATTATCTTTTAGCAATGGGCGATCCAGCTGCAATAGCAATTGCTTCTATGGTAGCTAGTGAAATAAATAATGGTTTTGTTAATATATTAAAGTGGGATAGAGAAAATCACGCCTATTATAATGTAGAGATAGACCTATTTAAAAGAAAGGAGAAAGATGTCTAAACAAGCATGGATATTTGATGAAGTAGAAAAACATCAAAAGAAAAAAGAATTACCAAAAGTAGGACTAGAAGTAGTAACTAAGATTGGTAATAAACTTTTAGATAAACAAAAAGTTCTTGCGAAAAAAGAAGAAGAATTAAAAACTCTTAAATCTGAAATTCGTGAGATACAAGAAAAAGAATTACCAGATGCTATGCAAGCGTGTGGTGGTTTAACTCGTTTTGACTTAAAAGACGGAAGTTCTATTAATGTTAAAGACGAGATATTTTGTTCAATAAGATCAGATAAAAAAGCAGACGCTTTAAAATGGTTAGAACAAAATGGACATGCGGAGCTAATTAAACACGATGTTAAAGTTAGTTTCCCTAAAGGAAAGTATGATCATGCTGATAAACTAATTAAGGTATTAAATCAAAAATTTAAGAATATACCTTATGATGAGAAATCAGATGTTCATTCAAGTACTTTAAAAGCCTTTGCAAAAGATCAATATAAATTAGGTGAAACATTACCTGATGAGTATTTTTCTGTATACGAAGCAAGTATAGCAAAGATTAAACTCGGAAAGGAGAAAAAATGAGTAAACAACAACTGAAAAAGAAAGACAGTACAGAATTAGCCGTTGGCGATATTTCTGCTGATCTTATTCTGAAATCAGCTGGTAAAGGTTTAGAGAATATTACTAATGATGATATTACTATTCCTAGACTAGCAATTATTCAGTCCGGCTCTCCACAACGTAAGAAGAAAGATGAAAAATACATTGAAGGAGCTGAAGAGGGTAATATATTTAATACTGTAACCAACGAATTGTATGGTGAAGGTATTGTTGTAATTCCTTGTGGATATCGTAAAAGCTATGTAGAATGGGTACCTAGAGAAAAAGGTGGCGGTCTAGTAGCAGTTCACGATATAAAACCTGAAGGTAGTAAAACTGATTCTTCAACTAGAAAAACTTTTTTAGGTGAAAATCAAATAGTAGATACCGCAGAACATTTTGTTCTTGTTAAAAAAGACAAGTCTTATGAACCTGCAGTTCTTACTATGACTTCAAGTAATTTATCTGTTTCAAGAAAGTGGAATACACTTTTAAAAATGAAACGAATAAATGTAAAAGGTCAAACTGTTGAAACACCTTCTTTTATGTATGAGTTTAAATTATCTACAGTCGAAGCAGAAAACGATTTAGGTAATTGGCACAAATATAAAATAGAAGAAATAGGTCAGATTGAATCTAAAAATGTCTTTAAACAAGGACAAGGTTTAGCTGAATCAGTTACGACAGGTAAAGTAAAAGCATCAGAACCATTAGATACTGATGCATCTGAAGAACAAGATGATGATGATAAAGGAAATAATAAAAAAGTTCCATTCTAATTATGTTGTTCGAAGATTTTTACAAAGTCTTTCCAGGCTTAACTCGTGTTTATGGCAAATTTACTGTAACAGGTAAAAAAGGTCTTAAACTTGAAGGCTATGGAAAGACTATAAGAGAACCTTATGTAAAAGAACTATGGAAAGAACACCTAGATGGCAAGATAGGTCTAGGTGTTGTTCCAATTAACGAAGACAATAAGTGTCAATGGGGTTGTCTTGACGTTGATGATTATGCTGTAGATTTAGAAAAAATTTCAAAAACATTTGTTAATAAAAATTTAATTATATGTAGATCAAAAAGTGGTGGTGCACACATTTTTATTTTTACTAAAAAATTTGTGCCAGCATCAAAAATGATTACAAAATTAAAAGAAATTGCTAAGGCCTTTGGTTTTGTTAAATACGATTTAAGACCACAACAAACTAAATTAATAGACGATAATGACTGCGGTAGTTGGCTTAATATGCCATACTTTGGATCTGACGAAACAGATAGGTATGCATTATATAATGGAGAAGTTTTAATTGCAGATCATTTTATTAAGTGGATTAAAAAATTTTCAGTAAACAGTTTAGAAGAAATAGATTTAAATTTTATAAAAAAAGTTAATGACGTAGAAGAAAAATTACCTGGTGGACCACCTTGTTTACAACATTTACTTTCTGCTGGTGGTATATCAGAAGGCGGTAGAAACAATGGTTTATTTAATTTAGGTGTATATTTAAGAAAATCTGATGAAGAACATTGGCAAGAGAGATTAGAAGAATTTAATGAAAAATATATAGAACCATCACTTAAACCTAGAGAATTTACAACAGTCTTAAATTCTTTAGATAAGAAAACCTATAATTATAAATGTAATGATTCTCCAATAAATTCAGTATGTCAAAGACCTAAGTGTTTAACTTGTAAGTATGGTATTAATGACGATGGCCAAATGCCTATTTTAAATAGTGTAACTAAAATGTTAACTAAACCACCTACTTATTATTTAACTTTAAATAGCAAAAGAATTGGTCCATTGAAAGCTAAACAAATTTATAATTTTTTAGATTTTAAAGAAATCGTTTTTGAAAATTTAGATATGTTGTTGCCAAAAGTAAATGATAAAATATGGACAGAAACAGTAAATGATCTTATGCAAAAATTAGAAGCTGTAGAAGTTCCAGATGATAGTAGTAATGAAGGTAGATTATACGAATTGTTAGAAAGATTTTGTACTGGTTCTACAAGTTCTACAGAATATGAAGATTTATTAAGAGGTAAAGCTGTTATTCAAGAAGAAAAAACATTGTTTAGAATTAATGATTTTATGGAATTTTTAGATAGACATCGTTTTAAAGAATTTAAATTACACGAAATTACTGCTTATCTTAAAAATTTAGGTGCTACACACTCAGGAAAAAAGATAAAAGGTAAATTTACTAACGCTTGGTCAATTAAAAACTTTGAAACACAAAACGAAGAATTTAAACAACCAGAAATAACAAAGGAGGCATATGAATAAAGAAAGAGCAATAAACATTCTACTTGAACACGCACATAGAAGTTTATCAAATGACGACAGTTATGCACCTAATAAAGATAGTATAACTGCAGCAATTTTATTTTTAGAACAAGATAGAGATAAAAATAAAAAAAACTCTAATGTAGAAGTTAAAGGTATTGGCTTTGACGTAAAGAAAGGATTATAATGATATTATTTTTTGACACAGAAACTAATGGTTTATGGAGAAGAGATTTAGGTCCTAATCATAGTGATCAACCACATTTAGTAAGTTTAGCTTTTCAAGTTTGCGATAAAGATGAAAAAGTTATAATGCAATATTCTTCTCGTATTCAACCAATGCATGGTGGATATTTAATTCCAAAAGATGTAGAAAAAATTCACGGTATATCTACTGACATTGCAAATAAAACTGGCGTACCTTGTAAATCTGCTTTATGGATATTTCAAGAATATTTAGAAAGATGTGACGCAATAGTTGCTCATAATACAGCGTTTGATATTCAAATAATGAAAAGAGAATTTGAAGCATATGGAATAAAATGGTATGAGCCTAAAAAAACTTATTGTACAATGATGACTTGTAAAGACGAGTTAAAATTAAAAACAGATCACGAAGATTTTAAATTTCCTAAATTACAAGAATGTTTTGATTATTTCTTTCATAGAGGCATACAAAATTATCATGATGCGTTATTAGATGTTCAACTTTGTAAAGAGTTATTTTATCATTTAAAGAGAAAAGGTATAGAATTAAAAGGTCCACAAGATATACCTAAAGAACTCTTATTAAGAATAGATGGTGAAAGATATAAAAGTTTAGTTAAATTTTTAAAAGAAATAGACGCAACTAAATTGAATGAATGGGAATTAGACTTTTGTAAATCTGTCATAGATAAATTAGATAAATATGATGAACATATTTTATTAAGTAAAAAACAGCATGCTGTTTTAAGAAAAATTTATGGCAAGTTCAACAGTTAAAATATTTGGTTCACCAGGTACAGGTAAAACCACAACACTTTTAAACATACTTGAAGCAAAAATAGCAGAGGGTTATAATCCTTTAAAAATTGGTTATTTCTCTTTTACACGTAGAGCAATAAAAGAGGCAAGATCAAGAATAATAAAAAAATTTAAATTGTCAGATGATGATTTAGAATATTTTAGAACTATACATAGTTTATGTTATAGATTTTTAAATATTAATTCTGGTCAAGTGTTTAAAGGCGAGAGACTTAAAGAGTTTTCTGATCTTGTAAGAGTAGAAATGACAGGTGTTAGTGATGAAAATACAACTGGTTTAACAGTAGGAAGTAAAAAAGGTGATTTACTTTTATTTTGTGACGAAGTTTCACGTTCAAGTGAGAAAGATTTAAAACATGTATGGTATGAATTAGAATGCGATCATACATGGGAAGAACAAAAGTTTTTTTCTAAAGCATTAAAAAATTTTAAGAAAGAAAAAAAACTTTTAGATTTTACAGATATGTTAGATGTTTTTCTTTCTCAAGAAAATGTACCACATTTAGATATTTTATTTGTAGATGAAGCTCAAGATTTAACTACAAAGCAATGGAGAGTAATTGATAAATTAACACAGCATTCTAAATTTAGATATATAGCAGGTGACGATGATCAAGCAATTTACAAATGGGCTGGCGCTGATGTTAAAAAATTTTTAGATATTAAAGGTGAAATACAAGTGTTACCAGTTAGTTATAGATTACCTAAAGTTGTACATAAACTAGCTTGTGAGATAGCACATAAAATTTCTATGAGACAATATAAAGAATGGACTTGTAAAGATGAAGAAGGATCAATAACTGAAATATCAACTATTGAAGATGCTGATATGTCAAGTGGTGAATGGTTAGTTTTAGCGAGATCAGGTTATCAGTTAAATAGAGCAGAGGCTTATTGTAAAAGAATGGGTTGGTTTTATGAAAAAGGATATCAAGAATTTAGAACTAATAGATTTGTAATAGCAATAAGAGCATGGATAAAATTAAATAAAGGTGAAACTATAAAATTTTTTGAATTAAAAAAATTATATCAATGTTTATATGGCAAAGTTTCTGTCAAGAGAGGATTTAAAAAATTAGAAGGCGTTGATGAAAACTTAGATTTTTCTTTAAGTTATCTGAAAAGTAATTGCGGATTAATAGCAGAAGGAGAATGGCAAAATGTAATTTATGGTTTAGATCCAGAGGATATTTTAATGTTTGAATCATTAGAAAAATCTAAAGATTTATTCAAGAACAAAGCTAGAATTAGATTATCTACAATACACGGAATAAAAGGTGGAGAAGCTGAAAATGTAGTTGTTATTTCTGATATTTCTTATAAAACTTGGAAAAAAATGAATACAGAACCTGACGATGAACACAGAGTTTTTTATACTGGTATAACAAGAACAAAAAAAAATTTGTTTATTATTCAGCCTGAAACGAAGTATAGTTACGAATTGAATTAGAAATATGAAAGCACTAGGTACATATATATTTGCAGGTGGTTTTACTCTAGGAGTTAGTAAACATTTTAATGTAGAAGCACACTTTGAAGGAAAGCCTGCTGCATACAAAAAAACTTTTCAAGCTAATTTTCCAAAAATACCTATTTATGAAGGTGTTGAAAATTGGCCAAGAAAAAAATATAAAAATAAAATAGATTTTGTATATTGTAATCCTCCGTGTGCTCCCTGGTCTAATTTAGGTGGTGCACAAAAAGGTGCAGGAGCGTGGAGAAATGATCCTAGAATAAAATGCTGGAGAGATAGTTTTAATTTGTTAAAAGAATTAAAACCAAAAGCTATTGCAATTGAATCAGTTCCTAGAGTTTACAGTAAAAATGGCGGTAGACCGATGATCATGGAGTTATCAGAAGAAGCAAATAAATTAGGATATCAAGTAACTCATTTATTAATTGATGGCGGATTTACAGGTTTAAACCATTCAAGAAAAAGATTTTTCTTTATAGCAACAAAATATAATTTAAATACAAGTGGTTTAAATTTTCAACCGTTGCCAACTGCAGGCGAAGTATTAAGTTCTTTTAAAAAAGAATATGGAAAAGATATAGGTTATTTAATGAGACTTGGTAAAAACGAAATACCTTATTTAAAACATTGTAAACAAGGTGAAAGTTTAAGAGTTACATGGGAAAGATTTAATCCGCCAGAAACTTGGGTAAGAGGAGGTATGAGAAATGGAGTTAAAGGTAGGCCTCAGTTTATGAAATGGAGATTAAAATCAGATGCACATATACCAGTTATTGCTGGAGGATTTTATATACATCCAACAGAAGATAGATTATTTGGACATAAAGAATTAGCATATATGGCTGGATATCCAGTTGATTATAAATGGGAAGGTCCCTCTTCAAGTATAGGTTCACAAATCGCACGAGGTGTAATGCCACCAGTAGCTGAATATGTAGCAAGAGTAATTAAAAATAGTATAACTGATAAAAAAGAAAAAGAAGAAAAATTACAAATAATAGATTATAGAAAAGCACCAGAACAAGAGGCTTTACTATGACAGATGTACATATGTTTGACGAAGAAGATGATAAATTATTAAAAGATATTGATTCTTTTCATAAAAAATTTGGTTTTGATAAGAACGAAAAAGTTGGTATACCTGATGATAACGAATTAGTAAATTTTAGAACTTCTTTTTTAGCAGAAGAATTTGCAGAATATACAAATGCAATAACAAAAAAGGACGCTGCTGCAGCATTAGATGCTTTAGTTGATATTGTTTACATAGCATTAGGTACAGCTTGGCTTTTTAATTTACCTTTTCATAAAGCGTGGAAAGAGGTTCAAAGAGCAAATATGACTAAAATTAGAGCTAAAAGCAAATCAAAAAAACGTGGAACTAAATTTGATGTAGTTAAACCTAAAGATTGGAAAGCTCCTAACATAGAAAGAATATTGGAAGAAGAAAGAGAATGGAACGAAAGCAAAGAATATTAATTACAGGATTTAATGCTTTAGCAATAGGAACTGCTAAAAGTACATTAAATATTGCAACTTCAGCAAGAATTTTACCTAAAGTTTTAAAAGATATAGGATATGACGTAATACAAAAACCTATTACTCCAGGGGAAGATGTAAGTAAATATGATAAAGTAATTGTTTATGTTTTTGGTCCGAATAGTTTATCTGCAAGATTTTGGTATGGAGCAGCATATACATTAATTAAAAGACCTGACGCAATAGTTTCAATTGATGATTGGCAAGTAAAACAATCTGTTTCTGGTTTTGGAACATTTGCTAGAGGTCATTGGAGAATTTGGAAAAAATTAAGTAAAGCAGGCAATCCGGTAGGTAAAGTAAATTGGGAAGAAGCACAAGATTATAAGAAAGAAATTGAAGATTTAGTTGATCATTATGCTTTCGATACTTGGCCAAAATTATTAATACCTGCGTATGATGGAGGAGATTATTCAACTTTAGGTGTAAAGAGTAAAGAAATAATTAATTGGGATCCAACACCTTATACTGATACATATTTAGATAATCCTGACGTTGACTTATTTTCGACACAATTACCAGTTAGAGTAAAAAGTAAGCATTGGATTATGGCAAGTTTATTAAATAAAATGAATTGGTTAAAAGATAATAATTTTCAATGGGAAGTTAAAAATTTTGGTAATGTTAAATTAAAACAAGAAAGATTAAAAGAACACGAGTTATACCAAGAGTATAGAAAAGCATGGGCAATATTAAGTCCACCTCATTATCATACTGAAAAAGGAAGTGCTTGGTGGAGAGTAAGATACAAAATGGCTAGCGATGCTAAGAATATTGTAGTAGCTCATAAAGAAGAAATGAAAAAATTATATGGTTTTAGTTTAGATATTTCTGACATAGAAACTAAAGATAATGAAAAATTAGAAGAATTATTTAATAAACAGAATGATGCTTTTAAAAATAAAGTATGGAGTAAAGAAAAAACAAAAGAATATTTTAAATGCTTGCTAGGATAGTAATATTTGAAGGCCCTGACGGTGTAGGTAAAACTACTTTAATAAAACATATTAAAGAACAGTATGGTAAAGACGCCTATTATATGCATTTAAGAGTTCATAAAGACATGAAGTTATGGCACACAGCAAGTGCACGATTAGCAATTTCTAAAAAACAAGATGGCAAATTAGTTTTGTTAGATAGACATTGGCCTAGTGAACAATTTTATTCTCATATTTATAGAGAAGGACCTAGTTACGATCCTGAAGAAATTTATAGAAGATTAAAATTAGAAGGAGCATTATATGTATGGTGTTTGCCAAGTGATATTGAACAAGTAAAACAAAATCATAGAATTAACAGAGAAAAAAGAAAAGAAGCATATTATGATATTGATAAAGTAATACAGATGTATAATGATTATTGGAATTATCCTACATCAAATTTAATTAATTTTCATCAAAATAATTTAATGGATACATTAGCACCATTAAAAAAAAGACCTGACTTTATAAGATATGATATGTTTAAAGAGGGTCATGATTTAAATGCTGTAACAGAAAGAATTATTGATAAATGTTTTCAAATGAATTTATAAATTATTTAAATATAGACTACAAGAAAAAAATTCACGACTTAATACAAATACCAGAATATGTTTGTTCACCTCGTGGTGAGAAGATTTTAGAAGTGTTAAATGATTCTTTTCATGTAGATATGGATTGTCCTGTTCTTTTAAATGTAAAGAGAAAATTAAATTACTCTTTTATGTTAGGTGAAGCAGCCTGGATGTTAGACGGAAGGAACGATGTAAAAACAATTGCTAAATATTTAGGAGGTATAAAAAGATTTAGTGATGATGGTGTTACTTTTTTTGGTGCTTATGGACCGAAGATCATAACTCAAACAAGTTATATTATAAATAAATTGAAAGAAGATCAAGACAGTAGACAAGCGGTATTAACTATATGGAGAGAAAATCCTATAGCAAGTAGAGATGTACCTTGTACATTATCAATGCAATTCTTTTTAAGAAAAGCAAGTGGTGAATTATTTTTACATTGTATAACAAATATGAGAAGTAATGACGTATGGTTAGGAACTCCTTATGATTCTTTTAATTTTTCTGCTATAAGTTTTTATATAGCTCTATTTTTGAATAAAGAAGGAATTAAATGTAAATTAGGTAAACTTACAATAAATGCTGGTAGTAGACATCTATATGAAGTAAATTTAATCAAGGCAAAAGAGGTAATTGCATGTCAAGATACATTTCCTCTTAATTTTAGTTTTAATAATTTAATAGATAAATATAAACATAGACCTGAAGAATTTATAAGAAACTTATATCAAGGCGCAGAAGAACAACAAAATATACCACAAGTAAAATTAAATTACTTATAATGGTTAATCGAATTCCACGTCAATGGTATTTTTTAAAAATGGCTAACTTAGTTTCAGAAAGAGGAACATGTATCAGGAGAAAAGTAGGTTGTGTGTTAACTAATAAATTAGGTCATGTATTAGCTACTGGCTATAATGGTGTACCTTCTAATTCGAAACATTGTATAGATGAGCCTTGTAGTGGTGCAAAATTTAAATCTGGCGAAGGTTTAGAAGATTGTCAAGCAATACACGCAGAACAAAATGCTTTAATACAGTGCAAAAATAATTTTGAGATTGATTCAATATATTGTACATTAAGTCCTTGTGTAACTTGTGTTAAATTATTTTTAAATACATCTGCAAAACATATTTATTTTTTAGAAAAATATATAAAAGAAAAACCTGCAAAACAATTATGGTTAGCTAATGGTGGTGAATCATGGACTTTTATTAGAAAGGAATTAATATTACCAGAATGTTCAAAATTTCTGAATTAGAAAAAGCAAATATTATTGCGATTGATACTGAAACATACGATCCTCGACTTAAAACTCATGGACCTGGTGGTTTTAGAAAAGATGGAAAGTTAGTTGGAATATCCTTGGCAACAGATACTAATTATAATGAGTATCTTCCTGTAGGACACCAAGGCGGAGGTAATTTAAATAATTCTAAAGTTATTGCATTTATGGATGCTATATTAAAATTAAATAAACCTATGGTATTTGCTAACGCTATTTATGACATGGAGTGGCTTTATTCACATGATAATAGACTTGACTTTAATAGATATAATAAAATTTACGACATTCAAGGAATAGAGCATTTACTTGATGAAAATAGATTAAAATATTCTTTAAATAATTTGGCTAGATATTATTTAAAAAAATCAAAGTATGAAGTTGAATTAGAGCAAGCAATACAATTAGAATTTGGTAAAAGAGCAAAAGTAAAAGATAATCTATGGAGATTACATGCAAATCATGTTGCTGAATATGCCAAAGAAGATGCTTTACTTACACTTAAAATTTATCAAAAGCAACAAGAAAGAATAGACAAAGAAGATGTAAGAGCAGTAGTAGAATTTGAATCAAAATTAATTACTTTATTATTTGAAATTAGAAAAAGAGGAGTAAGAATTAATTTATCGAAAGCAGAAAAATTGTACTATGACTTAGAAAAAAAACAACAAGACACTCAAGAAAGACTAAATAAACTTGGAGGAGGAGAAGTAAATGTATGGGCAAATGCTTCTCTCAAACAAGCATATGATAAAAATAAAATTAGTTATAATTACACAGCAAAAGGTACTCCATCTTTCACTGCAAGTTGGTTGGAAAATCAGGTGGATGATGTTAGTAAAAGTATCTTAAATGTTAGAAAGTTAGACAAGATTAGAAATACATTTATTAAAAATATGATATTGGATAAAGCGGTTGATGGTCGTATACATTGTAACTTTAATCCACATGGAACTGTAACAGGTAGGTTTAGTAGTAATTATCCAAATTTACAACAAGTGCCTGCTAGAGACCCTGAACTTGGTCCGATGATCAGAAGTTTATTTATACCAGAGGAAAATTCAGAATGGGTATGTGCTGACTATTCTCAACAAGAGCCAAGAGTATTAGTGCATTACGCAAGTTTAAAAAATATGGAAACAGCAATAATTGCTCAAAATCAATTTATAAAAGATGAGAATACAGACTTTCATCAAATGGTTGCTGATATGGCAAGTATTCCAAGAAAGCAAGCTAAAACTATTAATTTAGGTTTGTTTTATGGTATGGGAAATAAAAAACTTGCTAGAGAATTAGGTTTAGAAGATGATCAAGCATACGAACTTTTTAATAAGTATCATTCTAAAGTACCTTTTGTAAAAGAACTTTCTAAACAAGTATCACACGTTGCTGCTTCAAGAGGTTATATTAAAACATTATTAGGTAGAAAAAGACGTTTTAATTTATGGGAGCCTAAGAATAGTTGGGGAGAAAAACCATGTACATTGTCAGAAGCATATGAAAAATATCCTAAACAAGAGATGAAAAGAGCAATGACACATACAGGTTTAAATGCTCTTATTCAAGGTTCATCTGCTGATATTACAAAAGCAGCAATGTCAAAAATTTGGGAAAGTGGTATTTTAGATTACATTGATTTAAAATTAACAGTACACGATGAATTAGATTTTTCTATACACAAAGATCAACAAAAATGTTTAAATGAAGCTATACATTTAATGCAAAATGCTGTAGATTTAAGCGTGCCTTTAAAAGTAGATGTTGAGAAAGGAGATAGTTGGGGCACAATTAAATAAAAATGAAAATAGGATTTTTAGGTTTAGGAAAGTTAGGTCTTCCAGTTGCTTTAGCTATTGAAGAAAAAGGTCATGAAGTTATTGGAAATGATATTGATGAATTAACTTTAAGAAATATAAGATTTAAAACAATCAATTATAAAGAAGAAGGCGCACAAGAACTACTTAATAAATCACAAATTAAATTAAAAAATACAGAGACAATTGTTAAAGAAAGTGATATAATTTTTGTTCCAATTCAAACACCACATCAAGAACAATACGAAGGTACAACAAGAATACCAGATGAAAGAGCAGATTTTGATTATACTTTTTTACAAAATGGTCTTAGTTCATTATCTCAAGAAATTGAAAGACAAGGTAAAGATAAAATTGTTATAATAATATCAACTGTATTACCAGGCACTATTCGTAGAGAGATAAAACCAATATTAGGTAAACACACTAAACTTTGTTATAATCCATTTTTTATTGCAATGGGTACAACTATAAATGATTTTTTAAATTCAGAAATAATTTTATTTGGGGTTGATGATGTTGATGCTGCAAAAAAAGCAAAAGAATTTTATAGAACAATAAATAAATCTCCATTTTATGAAACTACAATAGAAAACGCAGAAATGATAAAAGTTGTTTACAATACATTTATCTCTACTAAAATTGCAATGATGAATACAGTAATGGAAACATGTCATCATTTACCAAATACAGATGTTGACGCAATAACAAATGCTTTGGCTTTGTGCACCGACCGGATCATTAGCAAAAAGTATTTGTACGGAGGAATGGGTGATGGTGGTGGTTGTCACCCTAGAGATAATATTGCTTTAAGTTTTCTTGCTAAAAAATTAAAATTATCATATAATTGGTATGATAATATTATGAAGCAAAGAGAAAAACAAACAGAATGGCTTGCTGATTTATGTATTACAAATAGTAAAGGTAAGAATATAAATATTCTCGGCAAATGTTTTAAACCAGAAACTAATTTAACATTAGGAAGTCCTAGTATTTTGTTAAAAAATATTTTAGAAGAAAGAGGAGCTAAAGTAAGAATGTGGGATCCTTATGTTGATTCTCTTGACATGCAAAAAATATCCAAAGAATATGGCTGGGAAGAAAGACCTCAGTTATTTTTTATTGGAACTAAACATGAAGTATTTCATCATTTTCATTTTCACGAAGGCTCTACTGTAATTGATCCATTTAGATATTTAAAAATTAAAACAAAAGTAAATTATATACCAATAGGAAAAAATGCTACCTAATCAAAGAATTAACATCATTAAAGAATGGATTTTTGAATATTTATCAAGAATGAGCAAACCTGCAAACTGTTTAGTTGTAGGAGTATCTGGTGGAATTGATTCAGCAGTTGTAAGTACATTATGTGCTATGACTGGTTTTAAAACTTTAGCAGTTTCGATGCCAATTATGCAAAGACCCGAGCATCACGATTTATCTCTTAAACACGCAAATTGGTTAACGACTAGATTTAGAAACGCATATAAAGTTGAATTAGATTTAACTAGAGGTTATATTGCTTGGGAAGACATAATGAGAGAATTTAAATTTAAAGAAGAACATGGCTTTGCTAATTCAAAAAGTAGATTTAGAATGTTGTCTTTATATCAAATAGCAGCAAGCACAAATGGTTTAGTTGTTGGCACAGGAAATAAAGTTGAAGATTTTGGCGTTGGCTTTTATACTAAATATGGTGATGGAGGTGTAGACATATCACCCATAGCTGATTGTATGAAATCTGATGTGTTTGCAATGGGTAAGGAATTAAAAATTTTACAAGAAATTATTGACGCTGAACCAACAGATGGATTATGGTCAGATGGTAGAACAGACTTTGATCAATTAAAAATGACATACAAAGAATTAGAAGGAGCAATGCAAGATCCGTCATCAGAGAAATACGAACAATATGTAAGTATAAGAAAGAAGAATTTACATAAAATGAATCCAATACCAATATGTAAATTTGATGGAAAAACTACTTTGGAAAACAATTAGAGATAAACTTCCTAAATATTTTATTCAACGTATCGAAACACAAATCGAGAGAGGCATACCAGATGTTCATTATACTATTGACGGAGTGTCTGGTTGGATTGAAGGTAAATATATTGATACACCAAAACGTGAAAATACAAAATTAAAAGTAAAATTAAGTGTAGAACAAATCGCATGGCACAAGGCTTATAAACATTATAAAGGTCGTATTTACATTTTAGTAAAGAAAAATAGAGAAATTTATCTTTTTGATGGACTTGATGGAGAAGAACTTGCTAAAGGAGTTACGAGAGAAAGGTTTCAAGAACTTTCTCTTGCGAATAAGTGGATAGAAATTGATAAAATCTTGTCGTCTAAAGAAAAAAAATAATATAAAAATATAAAGTTATATAACGCCAAACATAACGTGGTACCGATTTGGTCTTTATTGACAATGGCTAGCGTCATTTTTTCCTTTAAACTTATCGGTGCCACACTTTGGTCTTGATCCATCGGAGATACCAATATGCTAGACATATTCAAATAAAGCTGATGGGTCAGATCAAACTTGGCCAAGTGGTGGAGTTGTAAGTATGCCAAAACCTTTTTTAGGCTCGAATTGCATATACAACAAGAGCGCCCGGAGGGCGCCAAGCCACAAACTTGATTATGAGATATAAATACACAGTAATAGATTCACTTAAAAAAGATGTAACTGAAACTTTATATGCTATGAGTTATAAAAAGATGTTACGTCAGTTGAAACCTGGGAATATTTATATTATAAAATATAAAAATAAAAAAAATAATGAATTAGTAAAGATTGAAGATTTAAGTAAAAAGAAAGCATAATGAAAGAAATCGTAATAACATTATTAATTTTAGTTTCATCAGATAAGATAGAGCAAAAACGTATTACTATCTATGAATCTTGTTATACATGGTATAAAAAAAATGTAGCGATGTTAGAAAAAAAAACTAAACTATTTAATACAAGATCATATCATTTATATAAAGGTGATCAAGTTATAGGTTATATGTGTAATGAGTAAAAAGAAGAAAAAAGATTTAAGTGTACATTTTATGACTAAAATTCCTAATAATAAGGAAGGTCATAGATTTATTAAGATGATTAGAAAACATCTTAATAAAGACAGATATCGCCTTGTAATCAGAGGCCGTGGATCAAGAAGATGGTTTGGTAATCAAAGTTATATACCATTAGAAAATTCTTCACACTACTCACTTTATTTTTATCAAAGAATAAAAGATCAAAATAATCCAGATCACTGGCATTCTAAATTTTGGAGTGTTAGAACAAAATTATGGTCAATAGAAGGAAAACTCAAAGAAATTCTTAAAGAGGTATAATTCTGAAATTAGTTAATATATTCTAATATTAGAAAGGAGAATATACTATGACAGATAAAGAAAATATAATTTCTAAAATTCAAAAATTGTTAAATGTTTCGAAAGAAAACGGTGCTTCAGAAAACGAAGCAATGGTTGCTGCAGAACGTGCTCAAAAACTTTTATCAGAACATAAACTATCTTTAAAAGACGTAGAGCATAAAGAAGAAGTAATACAATTCTTTGAAGAAACTGTACCTCAAAATCATAAGTGGAAAGACGCTATCTATCACGCAACTGCTCAACTTTATTTTTGTAAAACTTATCAAAGTTCTAAATTTGATAAAAATTATAGAAAAGTTAAAATAATCAAGTTTGCAGGTAGAGAAAGTAATAAAATAGTTGCGTTAGAAATGACGAAATATTTTATAGATACTTGTGAAAGACTTGCAGACAAAGAGTTTAAGAGTGTTATTGGAAATAAAACTCAAATTAACTCTATGAAAAGAAATTATCTAGTAGGCTGTTCTAGTCGTTTGGCACATAGATTAAACGATAAATGGAAAGAAATTATCGGTAAAGAAGATAATCAACCTAAATTACCGGGCTCTGGTTTACCTATGCTTTACAAAGATGAGTTTGGCTTAATAGATATGTTTCTTAAAAACAATGGCGTAAATATTGTTAGTGTAAGAAGTCGTACATCAATTCGAGATAGAGTTGCTTATGGTCGTGGAAAGACAGCAGGCGATGGTATTAATTTAAGCACGCAAATTAGCGGAAAATCAAAAGCTAGATTATTATCACAATAAGAATATAATGGGGGTCTTATGATCCCCATTACTAAAATTAAATATAAAAATAGAACAATAAAAGTACATTTTGAGAATATATATGATTTTGCTATATATGCTCACGAGGAGAAAAAATTAACTTTTAGGAAAAATTTAAGCTCAAAATTTTTTTTAAAAACTTTGTTCCATGAGCTATTTCATATTATCATAGCAACTAATGAATTCTCTGTAGCAAAACATGGAGAAGAAAAAGTTGCAAGTCTTACTGAAGAATATTATACAATCTTAAAACAAAACCCTAGGTTGAAAAAAATTATATTCGATTTGATTTAATTTTAGTTACACACCAGCCATCAACATAATCCTCTGGATTTGCGAGCTGAGCATTGCGGATCAAAGGAGCAACATTTCTTATACAAACATCTAACCTTTTATAACGTGTTTCATTAATTTCAGTAACGCATGTTAAAGTATTCATAAAACAGACTGTAAAAACAAAATAAATCATTATATGATTGTATCTATGTTTGACCTAAAAGAACAAGAAAAAAATGTCCTAGAAGAATTATATGCTCAACCAACTAAAAATTATTGGGTAACAGTAAAGTATTTTAGTAACATTACGCCTACGAGTATTCAAAGTTTTCACTATGCTCAATTCGATTATGCTCCTTTTTTTCCACGAGTAAATAGGTTCTATGAATGGCTTATTATAAAGATGAAAGACCATACTTTTGTCGATTATGAAGTAACTGAATATCATGGCCCTATCTTTAAATATTCTGAAAATATAGATACAGAGTATACAATCCACTAAAATAGTATGACGTAAACCGGCTAAATTCACTCGGATTTAAGTCTAGCCATATAGTCTATCGCAGTAATTTTTAGTGTATAATTGTATTTTAAAAAATTTAATTATATTAAATATATAATAGAAAGGAATAATATGTTTGATAAAGAAAAAGTATTAGCAGGCGATATGACTGATAAAGAAGTTGCAGCGTCTGTTGATTTAGACGTATCTGACTTTAATGAATCAGGTGATATGATGGAAGAGTTAAGGGATATATTAGATGAATAAAATAATAGATAAGTTTCACTTATGGCATTTGATTTATAGACAAGAAATCATATGGTTTATTGTAGGGTTTATAATAGGCTCAATTATATTGTGAAATTTAAAGTAATTAAAAAAGAACAATTGATACGTGCTAATCAAATAGCTCACATTAAAAATTGGCCAAGGCGTTTTGATGATATAGATATGAAAGAAATTGACGACTATCATGAAGAACAAACTTGGCCAATACTCTTTCATTGTAAGAAACACCCTGATCGAGAACGTGTGTTATTCGAACACGATAATGGAGAACTATATCAACTAGATGTCGATGATGAAATATTTAAAGAATTATCTGAAATTACTCTTAAGGCTATATACCACTAGCTATCCTTTTTGGCTATTAATGAATTTTATTTGGATTACATTGTTTTCTATTACGATACTATTAATTTATTAAAAAAATAGAAAGGAGAAAAAATGGCTAAAGAAGTAAATCATGTCTTTATATGGTCTAGTGGTCTACACTTTGAAAAGAAATTTCCAAAGAAAATTGAAGACTTAAAACATCTTCAAGGCATAGTCGGTGGTTATATCGAATTGGCTCAAGGTCGATGGGACGGTAAAAACTACGATATGTGGGTAGACGAAGAAGGATTGTTAAAAAGAAAAGAAAAAAATAATAAAGCAACTCAAGCATATCAGAGTTATTGGCATTGGTATAATAACAATAATCCAAGCGATGTTAGAGATGTAAAAGACATTAACAGAAGAAGTATATGCGGAAACGTAGTTCTCACAGAAGTTACTTCCTAGGAATTGGAGATAAGCCTGAGAGTATCAGGCTTATCGGTCCTTTTAAGAGAGAAGTAACAGCAATTAATTATTCAAAAAAGCATGATAAAAACGTGTTCTTTAATCCATATAAAGAAAAAATAACTCTTTACTTGTCGCATAATGAAAAATCTTATCTTAAAATATGTAAAGAATTATATGAAAGCGTTTTAGCAAGAGCCAATGTGGTAGATTTAAAAGATTATAAAAAGAAGAAATGAATATATTTGTATTAGATGAAAGTGTAGAAAGATGTGCTCAATCGCATTGCGATAAACATGTGACTAAAATGATTGTCGAATATGCTCAAATACTTTGTACAACTCATCGTTATCTTGATGGTTCTCTTTATAAAGCACCTTCTAATAGTGGTAAGACGTTTGTAAAAAAATGGCTTTTAGAAGATAAAGAAGCTGAAAAAACTCTTTTTGCTGCTGCTTATGTAAATCATCCATGTACGATTTGGACGAGATTAGCAAGTGAAAATTATCTATATTTATATACATTATGGAAGAATTTAGTGAGAGAATATTACTTTCGTTATCGTAAAATTCATGGTTGTTACACTGCTCTAAATAAATATCTTCAACATTATCCAAAGAAAATTATGCATAGACCTGGAACCGAGCATCCACAGTGTATGCCTGAAGAATTTAAAGATAAATATTATGTTCACGCATATCGAAAATTTTACATCGGTTCTAAGTTTAAATTTGCAAAGTGGACGAAGCGACCAACACCAGACTGGTACACAAAAGCCTTTACAAAATAACAAAAATATAGTAGCACTTTATTTAATGTTAGTGCTATTTCAGTTTAGGAGATACGGATATTATGCAAAAGGTCTCATCAAAGCTGAAAACTTAGATAAAGCTGCAGACGCACTATGGAAAGAAAATGTTGATACATTTCGGTGGATCAACGAAAAAAATTATCTTAGTCATTCTGCAAACACACTGACAGTAGAGGAGTATTATGGAGAGCACGGCTCTAATGCAAAAATTGAGCCAGAAGCGAAATCTTGAGGCACAATGGGCTTCTGAATTTATTGCAAATGGCTCTGTAACTCTTGAGATGGTTAACATGAATAAAAAGATTGAAAAACTGGCTCAAGAATTAAAGGAAGATAGCGAAAACAAATAGTTTTTGTTGTACAGATTGATTAAAACCTAATACCATGTTACTATGGCTAAAGTACCTATTGCACGTCTAAATACAGCACCAAAAATTTACGAAAAAACTGACTTTGATCAATTGATTGAAGATTTGCAAGATATGATAAAAATTTTAAATAGTACATATCCTAAAGACATTCAAGACGAAAACGAAAGAAAGGAGTGGTTTTTAAGTGGCTAACATATTTAAGAATGAAATGTTTAAGTTAGCTAACACGGGAGCTAATTTAATTTACACAACACCATCGGATAGTAGAGCATTGATCAAGACTGTTCAAGTAACTAACGAAGGAGCAAACACTTTGGTTACTCTTTCTTGCAATAATCTTACTTCATCCTTTAATACATCTATTGAGGCTGTTGTTTCTAATACTCATAGTAACATCATTGATGGTCCGTTGGTCCTACAAGAAGGACAAACTTTATCAATTACTGCTAATGCAGCTAATACAATAAGTGGTGTAGTTTCACTCTTAGAAATAAATAGGAAAGAGCAGTAAGATACTTGTAATATTTTTTTTAATTTTATAATATAAGTAAGAAATTTCATGATATTTTTATTTAAAGACGCATTATTCGTTTTATTGTTGATATGTATTATTTTATATCTTCAATAGTATATATAGGAAATATTTTTGAAAAATATATTTTAAATCTCAAAAACAGCCAATACCAATACCTTTTCGATTATTATTCAATACTATCAATACTTTTTACAGGTATTGCCTCTACTTTTTATGCCAATACCGCCAATACCCGAGGCTGCTCGCAAAGTTAATTTTTATTGTTTTATTTTATAAAATGTTGTATATATAGTAAATACAGTTTAATAAAATATTATTAAATAGAAAGGAGAAAGCATATGTCTATCAATTTGGCTACGAAGCAAAAGGTTACGCCTAAGACAAAATCTGAAGTCGTTAAACCTAAAGCTAAGAAAAAACGTGTTTTAGACCCGAAAGAGTTTAAAGGCACTTACAAGTATGATCGTGACGCTAGAATTCAAATATGCGTACCAAAGAATCCTAAAAGAGAAGGCTCTGGTGGTTACAAAAGATTTGAATTATATAAATCTGGTATGAGAATACGAGATTTTTTGAAAGCTGGCGGCAAAACGATTGATTTAGATTGGGACAGAGAAAGAGGCTTTATTGCAACAGAAGATAAAGATAAGTCTGGCTCTGCGTCAAAATCAGAAAAGTCGACATTTACTCTTAAATAGTTGTATATTTGTTATTAGAGTAAATTATTATATAAAAGTTACCGAGAGTTTTATCCTAAATATCTTATCGTTTACTCTCGGTAGCTAGAAAGAGAGAAATGTATGAGAACAGTAAGTGATGTTGTTGCTTCTTCTTGGATAGAACGAGCAAGAAAAGAAATGCCTGCTAAAGAATATTTTAATTATTTGAGGAGTTTTAAAAAAGACACAATAATTATAAAAGCAGATTACCAACATGAGACACCTAGAATATCTAAATTTATGAAGATATTTAAGAGATGTTGTTTATGTAGAAGTATATTTTTAGGTTGGGGTAATAACCCTGATCCTTTAAGTAATACTGGCGAATGTTGTAAGAAATGTGATAATGAGAAAGTAATACCAGCAAGAATAAAAGATATATATGGAAAAAAGAATTAAGGTAAAACATTGGGTAAAAACACCAGCTACTGTTGAGTTAACAGTTATTGATAAAGAACTTTATGAGGCACATAAAAGTGATCTAAAACACTCTTTACTTCAAGATGAAGACGGTGTTGCTCTATTAGATAGTGACTATCTTGAACAATATGGCCTAGAAAGGGTAGACGAAACTTTTGAGGAAGATATAGTCAATAGAGAAATACACGATGTAGATGAGATTATTGATGTTTAAAATTATTGTAATTGTTTTCTTTATGAGTTTATTGCTCATAACTTTAAATGGCTGTTCAAAAGTAGATTTTGACCCGAAAACAGGTATGTTTAGGTATATTTTAAAACAGGAGAAAATTAATGGAGTGGACAATTAGTGAAATAATTATCGTTATTTTGTATATTTGTTATCTTTTTATTTTTAAAATTAGATATTAATAAAAAACGAAAGGATAAATATGTATAATACATTGTTATATATCGGATTAACTCTAATAGCAATCGGCTTTGTAGGTTTCTTGATCTCTGTATGTATGGAGTCACACTACGAAAGAAAGTTATTTGAGTTGAATGAAAAACTTAATAAAGATAAAGATTGGAGAAAGAAACACTATGAGTAAATCTTTAATTTATCGAGGCTATGATATTATCTTACAACCAGATGGTTACAAGATAATGTTAAATAATGTTTTTGTTCTTGAAAATACTAAAATAAAAGCATCAGTAGAAGGTAGTGAATACCTTGCTCGTTGCGATATCGACAGGATATTGAAAGAACAAACTAAACGTGATGATGCTAATATTCAAAGAGTTGACGCACAAGTGAAAGGACCAAACTATGGCGAAATCTAAATTTATAAGACTACAAAGACACGGAAAAGTTATAACAGAAGGTATGCTTGGTTTCGAAAAGAATGGTGTAATTATAACTAATCCAGATAAAGATGAAACAGGACAAAACGCTGTTGATTATAAAGATTATTATGGATTAACTAAAGAACAAGCGGTTTTAATGCGAAAAGAAAATCTCAAATAAATCGTTATATTGTTTTATTTTGTTACTAATTTTTTATTCTTACTTATTGACTAATTAATAAAAAAGGAGAACGATGAAAAAAAAGTTTTGGAAAATAGCTGTTTATAGTTATGGCAGAGCTTATGGAGGACCTGAGGAAGGAGGTTGGTATTTTGATGCTGGTGATCGAATTAAGGAAGGCAAATTAATTTTTTCTGATCCTAAAAAAGCTAATCGTGCTTGTGGTCTTTTTAATAAATTGTTCAGTAAGAGTTGGAGTGTTAGAGAGACTGGGATTGTTTGCAAGGTTTATTTTCGTGGAACACCAGATTACTTTCCTAACAAAGAACCTTATTATTCTTAATTTACATTCATAAATTAATCGCTATATTAGGATAAATATGGCGATAACTATTGACCAAATACATCAGACTAACGAAGCTACTTTATCCTCAATGGAAAAAAAGTTCTGTGAGGGTATAGCGCAAGGAAAAGGTAAGAAACAAGCGGCTGTTGACGCAGGTTATTCTGAAACATCTGCTCACGTACAAGCTGCCCGCAACTTAAAGAAGGATAAAATTATCCAGTACATTGATAGATTGCGTGCTGACACTAGGCGCTTGACAAGTGAATCTGTGTCAAAAGAGGTTGAAAAGCTAGACACTTTGTACAATGAGGCTAGAAACAAGAAACAATATACAGCAGCAGTCAATGCGATAAGGCTCAAGTCTCAACTCTTGGGGTTTCTTGTTGAGAAGAAAGAAGTGCAACACTCAACCCTTGACACTATGACCGATGATGATCTAGCTAAGTATCTTGATTCAATCAAACAAGAACACAATATCAATTGACGGCGGTTGCTTGCTGTTGATTGATTGACACAACAACATGCCGCATCAGTCATTGACATTGACACACGGTTGATCCGCCATGATCCTAGAGCCTAGGTGCTCAGTACGGATCCTTGCGGATCCAGATTAAAAAAAAATTAAATGATAGAGTTGTTTTTAAGGAAAACAGAAATATTTAAAAATTAAAATTTAAACGTATTTAAATGATATATATAAGAATATAAATAATTATTATTAATTATTTAAAGAAAGGTTTTATATGTTTTTAATGTTAAATAACGAGACAAAAATAAGTTTCGTTCTACTTTTGTTCTTATTTACTTTTAAATTATTTTAGTTTAAAATAATCGTATCTTTTAAATTTAAATCTAAAAATAACTTTTAGAGTTTAAAAGATAGAAAGTAGAAAAATGAAAAACGATAAGAAAATAAAAAGCGATTTAAAAGAAAATAAAGTCGCTTTATCTTTTAGAGAGTACGAAAATAAAAAAGTTTTATTTCGTCTTTTTAATACTAAGAGAGATAAAAGTAAGTCGTTTAATATTTACGAGAAAGCGAAATTCTCGACTAATATTAAAGACGCTTTTAATAACGATTATCGAAAAGTAGATATCGAATACGATACTACGAAAAATAATCGTTTTAAAAAAGTAAATCTATTAATCGATTTAAATTCTTACTTAGAAAAAAGTAAAATTAATCTTTATAAAGATTTATTAGAAAGTAATAAAATTTTCGTAAAAGAAAATAATATTACGAATAAAGAAATAATTAATAATATTTCTTATTTCGAAAAAAGAATAAACGAATTAAAGTAAATTCGTAAAATTAATAAAGACTAGCGAGATTAATTTCTCGCTAGTTTTTTTTTTATCTTTTTTTAAAATATCTTTTAATAAAAATCGTATTAAGTTTGATCGGAAAAAATCGAGAAAGTTTGAAACTGATTAGTTACTTATCTAAGTCTAAGAGCTAGTATCAGTGTAGAATAGCAGGTATCCATATAAATTTTGGTAGAAAAAAAATTTGTTTTGTTTTATATCTTTACAATGGCCTTTTTAAATAGTAGCATTCCACCAATATATTGTAAAATAAGAACGGAGTATTTGTATGATCTCAATCCAAAGTATAAAGGACAAAGCAAAGACTGTGTTATCTTCGGCCTCACAAGTATCGCAGGTCGTGCAATCCTATTTAACATCATGCTACCAAACGGTGCGTGTTTTTGGCGACTGCCTATCTCAGCGTTTTTTAACAAACGTAATGATCGTTCCGAAGTGCCCGATATGTCAGAGGACCAGCTCGAATTGTGGAATAGTTTTGATTACTATCATGATGTTAATCACTTTGCTTTTTTAACAGGTCAAAGAGGAAAATTTTTTGGTAAAGATAAAAAATTCTATACTGGTGAGTATCTATTTACCGTTGATTGGTGTCACCCTGATACCAATTTACTTGATACTGATCACTCTGAAATTCCTCAAGAGCATAAGTGTGCTCACATCTTGGAACTTGACAATGGTAATTTCGCTGCTCAACCAAATAACAGAATACTATGGAACATTAATTCGTTTACAACGAAAAAAGGAGAATGGCCAGATTACAAAGTCCAAACAACATATTGGAATGTAGAAAATAAAGATTGGAGAACTGATGATACTGATCGTTTCTTCTACGAAATAGAAGAAAAGAAAAAATAATTTTTTTGTTTAAATCATCTTTGATCCACGGTACATTCCACTTATGACAATATCAATCTTACTCCCTACCCGAAAAAGAATATCTCCCTTGAAAAAATCGGTAGCTTCTCTTATAGATAATGCAAAAAATCCAGAGAAGTTACAATTCCTTTTCGGTGTCGATGACGATGATCCTGAAACACTAGAACACTTGAAGCAAGAAAAATACCCGAATAAGACAGTCTTAAAGTTTAAACGAGTAGGGTATAATAATTTACATGTCTATAATAATTCCCTTGCAGCCTACGCTCAAGGTACATGGATCATGTTTTTTAACGATGATGCAATCATGAAAACCAAACATTGGGATAGTAAAATTGAAGAAGTAAAAACTTTTAGTGTTCTACGTGTTCAAGAGCAAACAGGTCATCCTTATTCTATCTTTCCAATTTTTCCCTGGGATTGGTTTAGATGTTTAGATCATATTAGTTTACATGGACAAAATGATGCGTGGGTCTCAGAGATTGCTTATATGTTAGGTATCATGAAAGATGTTCATATAGAAGTTGTTCATGATCGTGCTGATATAACTGGTAATAATAATGATAAAACTTTTAAAGAAAGAGTTTACAAAGAAGGAAGTCCTAACACACCTGGAGACTTACATCACGTAGATATGTGGAATAAACGAACAGGTGATGCTTCTAAATTAGCATGGTATTTAGATAAGATAGGACAAAAGTCTTTACATTGGCAAAAAATAGTGAGAAAAGAAATAGCACCACTACATGGTCTCGCAGATAAATTTGATGAGTATAGAAAAAAAGGTGCAATAGGAGCAGGCAAACAGGATGCAAGAATTCCAAATAAGGGAGAAGTTAAAATCAGCTATAACGATATATCAAAAGACAAGAGATAAACGTGCTGCTGATGTTATTGAACATCTTTCTAAAATTTTATCAACTGCAAAATCTCGTAAAAGTTTATTAAGTTATGCTAAACATATGTTCCCGGGATATAAAGACCCTGCTCATATACAACTTATTTCAAAAAATTTAGAAAAGTTGGAAAGTGGAGAATTAAAAAGGCTCGCTGTCTTTATGCCACCACGACATGGAAAATCTATGTTATGTTCTGAATTTTTTCCAGCTTGGTATTTAGGAAATAATCCAAACGAATTTGTAATACAATCTACATACGCACAAGAATTAGCAGACGACTTTGGTCGTAAAGTAAGAAACCAAGTTCAATCTGACGAATTTAATCAAGTGTTTCCACAAGTGGCCCTTCGATCAGATTCAACGAGTGCAAAACGATTTCATACAGTGCATGGTGGTACATATTCTGCTGTTGGTGCTGGTGGAGCAATTACTGGTAGAGGTGCGCATTTATTAATTATAGATGATCCAATTAAAGGTAGAGAAGACGCAGAATCAGAAGTACAAAGAAAAAATCTATTAGAGTGGTATAAGTCAGTAGCATATACACGATTACAACCTGGTGGTAAAATAATTGTTATTCAAACTAGATGGCACCAAGATGATTTGGCTGGTTACATTTTAAATGAAAGTGGAGAAGATTGGAAAATTTTAGACTTACCAGCAATAGATAATAGCGGTAACGCTTTATGGCCTGACGCTTATTCTAAAGAAGATTTAGAAAAAATAAAAAATACTGTAGGTCAACGAGTATGGCAAGCTCTTTATCAACAACAACCAGCTAACGAAGAAGGTAGTATTATTAAAAGAGATTGGTGGAATATTTATAATGAAGAAAAAATACCAACATTAAGTTATGTTATACAATCTTACGATACAGCATTTAGTACAAAATCTTCAGCTGACTTTTCTGCTTGTACAACATGGGGAGTATTTACAGCAAGAGATGAAAATAATATGCCTTATGCTGCTGCAATATTATTAGACGCTTGGAAAGATAGATTAGAATATCCTGATCTACGGAAAAAAGCTCAAGATAGTTTTTACGAATGGCAACCGGATCAAGTCTTAATTGAGAAAAGAGCTTCAGGTCAATCGCTTATACAAGATATGCGTAGGTCTGGTGTTCCTGTAGTAACATATACACCTGATCGAGATAAAGTCTCAAGAACACATAGTGTTGCTGCTATGTTTGAAGGTGGATTAGTGTTTACTCTTGATGAAGAATGGACTAAGAATGTAATTGAGGAAAGTGCACAATTTCCGTATGGTAAACATGACGACATACACGATACTTGTGTTCAGGCGTTATTAAGAATACGTGATGGTTTTTTAATAGCACACCCTGATGATCCAGAGGACGATGATTATGAAACACGAAAACAACGCAGCGAAGTCAAACATTATTACTCTTAATGTCTTACCGAAAGGTAGACCTGTTCAAAATACAGCTATATTAGAACAGATAGAAGATGATAACTTAGTGAATAAATTTCACGATGCAGCGATGAGAATTACCGATAAAATTGATATAAAAGGCTTTGCCTTAGTAGCATGGGATGAAAAAGGAGTACCATGCGTAGCATGGGAGACTGACCATAGTAAAAATATTATAAGTAAAATGATGCTTCCTACCTTTACACAATCTTGTTTTCAAGGTATATTGAATAAAAAATTAACTACAACGGAGGACTTATAATGAATCCATTTAAAAAAGCAAGCAAGTCACCAAGACTAGGCGTTAAACAATATAGCGTTCAAGACGTTGCTGATGCTAATAAAAGATATTACGAAAAGTTTCCAGAACAAAAAGAAGATGCTGCGATGTTAAAAAAAGCAATGCAAAATCCTGGAGATGAAATAGTAAAAGAAGTAGAAAGAGAAAAAGAAATGCAAATGAAAGTTGCAAAAGAAATGAAAATTGAAGTGGAGATTTCGTAATGGCAAAAAAAGATACTAAAGAAGTTACAAAAGAAATTTTAGATGTAGACTTTGATAATACTTCTAAAGCAATGGACTTCGATGATGATGGTTACGAAGAAGGCAAATCAAAAGAAAGAGAAATGGTTGCTCAAGGTCCTAAAGTAATAGACATTAAAGATAAACTTTTGTTTAAAGAAGCTCAAGATAAAGGACTTAATATGAGAAAATTGTTTAAGAATAAAAAAATATCTGATTTAACTGGTAAAAGAAAATTTAACAAACTGAAAGAGAAATAATGAAAAAAAGAAAAAATAAGAAAATGAAAATGACTGCTGGTGCTGGATCAGGCGAAGGTAGAATGCAAAATTCTAAAATCACTGGAAAAATGATGAGAAAAAAAGGTGATTTGAATAAAGATGGTAAAATGTCTTCTTACGAAAAAAGACGTTCTATGGCTATCGCTAAAGCAATGAAAAAGCGTAGCAAGAAAAAAAAGAAACGTGGCTAAAAAAACTTTAATCGGTATTAACAATTTTCATAGACAAACTAAAAAGAAAAGAAGACGATTAAAAAAGAAATATGGTCCTAAAGAACAAAGACCAAAAAAGTATAGAGGTCAGGGAAGATAATGTCAAGAAGAAGAACAAGAATAAGACCTAGAAGAAGACGAGAAAAACCTATTAAAACTTCTGTAAAATCTGGAAATTTTAGACCTACAAGAAAAGGCGCTGGTATGACACGTAAAGGTGTAATGGCATACAGACGTGCTAATCCTGGTTCTAAATTACAAACTGCTGTTACAGGTAAAGTAAAAAGAGGTAGTAAAGCTGCAAAAAGAAGAAAGTCATATTGCGCTAGAAGTTTAGGGCAATTAAAAAGAAGTTCTGCTAAAACGAGAAATAATCCTAATTCGAGAATAAGACAAGCTAGACGTAGATGGAAATGCTAAATTAAATCTAGCATTTTTCTGTTCCATATAATATAAAAAAAATATGGCTATCGAACCAAAAACAACAAGAGAACATATCGTATCCCTTTATGGACACATCAGGGGTGTTAAAAAAGATATAAATCATATGCATCAAGGTATTCACAAATTGGGTGGCAAGATAGACAAAATCTATTGGGTTCTTTTAGTTGCAGTGGGGACTGTAGCTTTATTTTTTTTAGAAAAATTATTATGATTTAAAGGATAATTATTTATATGGCACTTAAAATTTCTGAATCAGCAGCTGTACAAATGCCAATGAAGACTGTTGCTAGTTTAATCGCAATAATAGCAATCGGGACATGGGCTTATTTCGGCATTCACGAAAAATTAAATCAGCATTCTACAAAAATAGAGTTAATGCAAAAAGACTTAGAACAAAACACAGAGTTTAGAATTAAATATCCAAGAGGTGAGTTAGGTCAATCAGCAGGAGAAGCAGAGCTTTTTATGATTGTAGAACATGTTAGTGGTTTACTAGAGGATGTAGAATCAGAGATTAAAGGTATGAGAAACAATGCTGTTAACATAGAATTTTTAAAAAAAAGAACAGAAAAATTAACTGAAGACGTAGAAAAAATAATTAGAAACGGAAACGGAAAACATCAATAATGAAAAAAATTAAATTATCTAAGTTCGAATGGATTAAAAAGAATATAGTGATTGTTCCTGTGGTAGCAGCTATACTTGCTGGAACATTCACATCTGTTAGATATGTATTAAGTTTAACTGATACTATTGAAGCAAATAAACAAACCATCGTTAATTTACAAAGAGATTTAAAAGTAGCAGAAGATAAATTAACAGAAGTTGCTACAAGATTATCTGCAGCTGAAGCTACATGGGAAATGGCAGAAAATTTATATAGACAATTAGCAGATCAAGTTAGGGAGCACGCATATGATATTAAGGACCTTAGTCGCTAGTATTTTAGTAACAATTATTGTTACTGTAAATGCAGAAGCACGTAATGAATATTTAAATGATGGTACAAATTCTTGTGATCAAGGTAGTTGGGAAGCATATACAGAAGTAAGACAGCATGAATATAAAAGTGGTAATAATGATGAATCACAAAACCAAACACTAGGTTTTAGATTTAGAAAATCTATTGGTCCTGTGTGTGATGAAGAGTTTGCTAAGGAACAAAGATTAAAACAAAAATTAAAAACGCAATTGGAGCTTGTAAAAGAATGTAAAAGAGTTCCTAGAATTAATCCACCACCTGTAGAATTTGCTGAATTAATTAATATGTGTAGTAAATTAGGTCTCCTGTCCACGCAGTCTTTTAGTGACAGAGATTTTGATCCTAAAGTAAGCTATTGGACAGTTTTAAAAGAACAATATATGAAAGAAAACCCTGATATAATAACATTAGATAATTATAAAAAATGATAGAAACTGTATTTGCACTAATTTTAACATTAAATGGCTCTATGATAGAACATACATACAAAAATTCATTAAGCGAATGTTTAAAGTCCAAGCGTCTAGCTCAGAATGAAGTTAATCCAGAACGAGTTGTATTTACTTGTAAAAAAGTAAAAGCTAAAACAGAGATATACATGGACAGAAAGAAAATCATTAAAATATTAGAATAATATAATACATTTTACATATCGTTATTTTTGTTTTATAAATCAATAGGATTAGATATGGTGTGAACCAGGAGGTATTATGCACATATGAAAAAAGGTCTTTACGCAAACATAAACGCCCGAAGAAAAAAAGGTATTAGTAGAAGTAAAAAAAAATCTACTATAACTAAAAAGGCGTATAAAAATATGAGAAAAGGTTTTCCAAAATAATGGTACTAACAAGAACACAATTTAGAAAACAAATGACTACACCTAAAAAAAGAAAATCAAAAGGTAAAAAAGTTAATAAACAATATCTTGCTGGAACATCTGGTAAGTTACGTGCTAGAAGAAAAGCGGCACTTAAAAGATTAAATAAAAATAATAAAGGTTCTGGTGTTTTACCTGGTGATAAAAAAGGTGGAAAGTTTGTAGGTTCTAAAAAAGAAAGTAAACATAATAAAAAATTTAGGAGAATGTATGGCTAAAAAATCAAGTACAGCTACAGCAATAAGAAATAAAGCAAAAAAGACAGGAGTATCTGCTTCTAAAATTAGAGCAATCTATAATAGAGGATTAGCAGCATATAGAACAAGCGGTCATAGAAAAGGTGTAAGTCCACAAGCATGGGCAATGGCTAGAGTAAATTCAGCTCTTACTGGAGGAAAAGCTGCAAAAGTAGATAGAGATATTTTAAAAGGCAGACGAGATAAAAACAGAAGAGCAGACGGACGTAAGAAAAAGAAAACAAAAAAAGCATGATATGGATTAAAAAGATAATTTGTAAAATATTTAAAATTAAAGCATGTAAATGTGGAGATAAAAAATGAAAAAAATATTTAAAAAATTTATAGATTGGTTAGAAAAATTAATACTTAAATTAACTGGTTGGAAATAATGGCATTAGAAGTTGAATTAGAAAAAAAGAAACTTGAATATACTAACGAAAAAGGAGAGAAAGTTCGTGTAGATGTAGATCAAGAACAAACAGACAAAGAGGAAGAAGTCTTTGAATCAAACCATTATTCTAATTTAGCAGAAGAATTAGAGCAAACAGAAATTAATAAAATTGGTAAACAATTAATTACAGCTTATGAAGATGATAAGTCTTCAAGAAAAGATTGGGAAGATCAATATTCTAAAGGTCTTAAAATGTTAGGAGTTGTAGTAGAAGATAGAAGTGATCCGTTCCCGGGAGCTTCTGGTGTTCATCATCCATTAATGTCAGAGGCGGCAACACAGTTTCAAGCAAGAGCTATTTCAGAAATGTTTCCAGCAGGCGGACCTGTAAAAACTCAAGTAATTGGAAAACAAACAAATAAAAAAATAGAACAAGCTCAAAGAGTTCAAGACTTTATGAATTATCAAGTAACTAATCAAATAACTGATTATTTCAATGAATTAGATCAGATGTTGTTTTATTTAGCATTAGCTGGTTCTGCTTTTAAAAAAATATATTTTGATAATAGTTTAGATAGAATTTGTAGTAAATTTGTGCCTGCAGAAGAATTTGTAATTTCATATCAAAATACTGATTTAGAAACAGCAGAAAGATATACACAAGTAATGAAAATATCTTCAAACGAATTAAAGAAACAACAAATAGACGGTTTTTACAGAGATGTACCATTAACAAAATATTCCTCTAGCGATACTAAAAATTACGATCAAGTTCAACAAACTATGCAAAGACTTGAAGGAATGTCTCCAAGTATGGCAGATAAAATGCATACACTTTTAGAAGTACATGTAAATTTAGATATAGGTGAAGATGAAAGCGGTTTAGCTCTACCATATATTGTTACAATAGATTATGATTCAACTGCAGTTTTAGCAATAAGAAGAAACTGGAAAGAAGATGATACTTTAAAAAGAAAAAGAACTTATTTTATTCATTATAAATATTTACCAGGTTTAGGATTTTATGGATTTGGTTTAATCCAAATGATCGGCGGTCTTCAACATGCATCTACAGGTGCTTTAAGAGCTTTATTAGATTCAGCAGCTTTTGCTAATTTAAATGGAGGCTTTAGAGCTAAAGGTGCAAGAATTGAAGGCGGTGACATTACCGTGTCCCCTGGAGAGTGGGTAGAAGTAGAAGCCTATGGCGATGATTTACGAAAGAGTTTTATCCCTTTACCTTTCAAAGAACCTTCTCCTACTCTCCTTCAGCTTCTAGGAGTTTTAACAGAATCAGGTAGACGTTTTGCTTCTATCGCCGATGCTATGGTTGGTCAATCTGCTGGCTCAGGTCCAGTTGGTACAACTATTGCATTAATAGAACAAGGCTCTAAAGTATTTAGTGCAATACATAAAAGATTACATCAAGCTCAAGGAAGAGAATTTAAATTAATATATGAATTGAATGGAGAATACTTAGATGAAGAATATCCTTATGATGTTATTGGAGAACGTAAAAGTATCAGAAGAAAAGATTTTTCTACTGATATTAGTGTTGTGCCTGTTAGCGACCCTAACATTTTTTCTCAAGCACAGCGTATAGCTCTTGCTCAAACTGGTTTACAACTAGCACAACAAGCACCAAGTATTATTGATGTAAAAGAAGCGTATAGAAGATTTTTACAATCTTTAAATATTCCTGATTATAATGATCTAATGATTCAAGAAGATGAATTACCAAGACGTGATCCTGTATCTGAGAATATGGCATTATTAAATGGTAAACCTATAAAAGTTTTTGAAGAACAAGATCATGCTGCACATATGGCTGTTCATCAACAATTTATTAATGATCCAAGGTTTGCTGGTAACCCTGAAGCTAAACAAGTTTTATATGGACAAATGTTGGCTCATATCGGACAACATATGGCATTTTTATATCAACAACAAATGCAAGCTCAAGTACCTAATGGTATGTTAACTTCATCTGGAGAATTTAATAAAGAATTTAATGATGAAAAACCTAAAGAGATTACTATTGAAGAAGAAAATAGAATTGCAGCAGCTGCAGCTCAGGCGGCACAAAATCTTATGGGATCAATGCCATTAAGTCCTGAGCAAGAAAAACAAAACATGGAAATGCAAGAGAAGCAAGCTAATTTACAATTAAAAGGAGAAGAATTGCAAATTAGAAAAGCTAGATTTGAAGAAGGCGTTAAAAATAATCAAAGACAACAAAATAGAAAAGATGCAGAAGTAAAAGCTAAGATAGTAGAAGCAGCATCAAGAATAGCGAAAAGAGATTCATAATGGCTGTAAAAGGTGAAGAAATAAGACAAGCTAAAAAATTTTTAGAAAATAAAAAATTATCTATTAAACATATGAAACCTAGATTATTTGCTAAAGTAAGTGAAGATTTAGGTAAAAATTTTGATGATGTTTTAAGAATCATTAAAGAAAGAGTTAAAAGTGGAACATCTAATACAAGCGATAAAAAATAAAATTAAAAATTATAAAGAAGACTTAGGAAAAAATTTATTATCAAAAGGAGTAGATGATATTCAAGAATTTAAACGTGTTCATGGTATGGGACAAGGTTTAGATAAATCATTAGAAATTATAAATGAAATGGTCGAAAAATATAAAAAAGGAGATATAGACGATGATTAGTAAAGATATATGGGCGACTGATGATAGTATCAAAACACCAGATAAAGTTCCACAACCTGTTGGTTACAGAATTTTAATAAGGCCTAAAGGTGTAATTGAAAAAACAAAAGGAGGAATTTATTTAACTGATGCAAATAAAGAACAACAAAGTTATCTAAATTCTGTAGGACAAGTAATTGCAATGGGACCAGAATGTTTTTCAGATAGACCTAAACCTTGGTGTAAAATAGGTGATTGGGTGTTATTCGGTAGATATGCTGGATCAAAAGTATCTGTACAAAAGGTGAAAATGGTGGTAATAAATGACGATGAGATACTTGCAACTTTGGACAGCCCAGAAATAGTATCTCAACAAATATAATATACGTTAATTTTTAATTAACGAAAACATAGGAGAAAACTATGACAAACATAGAAGAACAGAAAGACGTAGAAGTCAAATTAGATGAAGATAAATCTGAGAAGGAAATTGAGGTTCCTCAAAATCCTATTGATAAATATGTTAATGAGGCAGAAGAAAGACAAGAAGAAAAAGAAGAAAAAATAGAAGTAAAACAAGAACAAGAAAAACCTAAAGTTCCTGCATATTCAGATGATATGCCATATTCAGAGAAAGTTCGTAAAAGAATTGCTAAAGAAGTGGCTAAAAGAGCTGAAGCAGAACAAAAAGCTGTTAATTTAGAACAAAGAATTGCTGAATTAGAGTCAAAAACTTTTGATATAGCAAATAAATCTTTGACTAATCAACATAAATCTGTATCAGATCAGCTTAAAACAGCAATTGAAGAAGGTAATACTGAAAAACAAGTAGAGCTTTATGAAAAAATGGCTGATTTAAGAGGTCAAATACAAAAAACTTCTGAATTAAAAGCTGAAAAACCTAAATCTGAAGAAAAAAAGAAAGCTGAAGCACCACCTTTAGCAAGAGATTGGGTAAAAAGTAATTCGCAATGGTTTAATAAGCCTGGTTACAGAAAAGAAACTGCAATGGCTTATGGAATTGATGCAGAACTTACAGAAGAAGGTTGGGATGTGAATGATCCAGGTTACTATGATGAAATGGATAAGCGACTTAAATCAAGTGGTTTAGCATATTTTACAAAATCTGAAGAAAACACTACTCAAACAGAAAAAAATGTGGTACAAAAGAACAACAGAGTGCAATCTCCAGTTGCTGGAGTTAGTCGTAAGAAAACTAGCGATAGTAACAGAGTGAAGCTAACGCAGGATGATCTGGCAACAGCTAGAAATTTCGGCATTGATATCAATGATGAAGCGGCACTAAAGCGGTTTGCTAAAGAAGTTAAAAACTTTAGCACCAATACGTGAACTAAGGAGCACGACTATGGAAAAAACAAATAAAATAAAACATGAAACTCAAGCAGAGAAATCTACAAGAGTTTCAAATTGGCGCCCAGGTAATTTACTTGAAGCACCTGAAGCAAGACCAGGTTTCAAACAGAGATGGATTGCAACTATGGTTTTAGGACAGGAACAGCCAACAAATGTTGCCAAACGAATGAGAGAAGGCTGGAGGCCTCGTGACCCTAAAACGGTTAAAGATGCTCAGAATTTTCCAACGATAGATCATGGCAAGTTTTCTGGCTACATTGGTATAGAAGGCATGGTACTCTGTGAAATACCACAAGAATTGTGGAATGAACGTAATGCATATTACGCTAAAATGACTGATAACTTAATGAGATCAGTTCAACAAGATATTCACAAAGTAGAACAACCAGGTCAACCTATATCACAGTCTTTCAAGACTTCAGTTACTAGAGGCGGCTTTAAAGAGTAACTAATAGGAGTAAATAACTATGGCAAATGTAAATGCCCCTCAAGGTTTTATACCTTTGAGACACTTAACAGGTGGAGTTATCAGACCTCAAGAATATCCTATAGCTAATAGCTATGGTACGACAATCGCATCTGGAGACTTAGTAACTATGACTACAGATGGTACAGTGATTCGAGGTACCGCAGGCGGAACAGCTTTAGGTGTATTCTATGGAGTACAATACACAGATAACGCCACAGGAGATGTCAAGTTCTCCAAAGTTTGGAACGCAAGTACTACTGTAAAAGCAAATACTGCTGTAAAAGCATTAGTATATGATGATCCAAACATCACTTATAAAGTACAATGTAACGGTACATTCGCAAACGCTAACGTAGGCGAGTTAGCAAACGTAACTATCGGAACATTCAATTCTACTTTCGGTTATTCAACAGACGAATTAGACATTAGTACATTAGCTACTACTGCTAAAGTCTTGAG